GTAATAATACACCACCAACTGCAAACGCACCATCAGTTGTAGTGAATAATTCAGATGTTTGTAAGACAGCGGCATCGGCTGGTGTTCAGACACAGATTTTAGGAATTGCATCAGGAATAACAGTCACAGATGAAAACTGTGAACGTATTAAACTCTCTCGATCTCTCTATGCTATGGGTATGAAAGTAGCCGCTATTTCTACATTGTGTGCTGATGCAAGAGTATTCGATGCGATGTGGAATGCGGGAACTTACTGCCCCTACAATGCTAGTATTGGAGAGGACGCTAGGAAAGGTTGGGAAGAAAACAAAGATAAAATTCCAAAAGGTAGTTTAATTTTTGCCAGCATGGAAGAGGCAGAAAAACTTAAAATCAAAGAAGAAAGAGAAAAAGATGGCAAACCGAATGGTTGGAGGGTGTTTTTTACTTTGGCTACTTTTATGCTTATACCCCTCTTATAGCAAAGCTGTAGATTGTGATACCGATACTGTTGGCCTTTGCACACCTACTATTGAACAAATTATAGAGGAATCAAGCATTGAAACAATCGAGTTTCAAGATGGTGGTATTTTAACAACAACTGAAACCACTACAACAACGACAACAACCACAGTCACTAATGAAGACTCAGGCGATATTTTAGATGGAAACAATGATTATGTCGTTTCCTCTAAAGAGGGAGATATGGATATAGACTGGGGCGGACAAGGCCCAGCAACAATGCCATCTGGTTCTACTTGCGGCCAGCTTGGCACTGACAAATGTGCGATGATAACTGGTAGTGGAAACTCAACCTCAAACATGGGTGTTAGTGGCATGGGGACTACTTTTATCAATACAATTAATATATCAGACCTTAATTTTACTCATGGAGGCAGAACTAATTACGAAATCAAAGTTTATAAGCCTGATGCCCAAGACTCCATCTATATGCACATCACAGGAAAAAACGGAACAACAAACGTATTTAATGGCACTGATATTCTAAGTGCTAGCGGCACAAATAGTCAGTATGGCCAATATTCAGGCGGATTTAATTTTTCTGGTAGTCTTACATCAATTATTATTGAGGTTGGTGGAAGAGATATCAATATGGCCGTTGGCCCGATGTTCGATGATGTTCAGGTAAATGTTTTGTATAATGTCGTAAATACTATCGTTGAACAAACTATAACAAGTGTTGAAATGTTTGTTGCTTTGAACACTGATGCACCTGAAGAGGTACTTGAAGTTGTTGAAGATATATTTGAGGTAAATGCACCAGTAGAAACAGATGTTGGTTTAGATTTTGAACCTATTGAAACCGAAGATATAACTTATGAGTCTGTTGAAATAGAAATTGCAGAAATAGAAATTCAAGAAATAGAAGTTGCTAGTATTGATATGTCAGACACTAATGTTGAGGTAAGTGTCATTGAGGTTGAGGCTGAGGTTCAAATGGAGTTAGAAATGGAATTAGAAACTGAAATAGAGATTGATATAGATGTGGGTGGAGAAGAGAATACAGAAACAGCCACAGAGTCAACACAAGAGCCAAAGCAAACAGAAAATAACCAAGCCGAGAACGATGCCTCAAACACCAACGAAGAACCGACAGAGGAATCAGTCGAAGAAACAACCGAAGAATCAAACGAGGAAACCAACGAATCGAAATCCATAGAATCTGAACAAAAGTCAGAAGAAAAGCAAGAACAGCAACAAGAAAAGACAGAAAAAGACGCAAAAACCAAAGTAGTTCAGAAAAAATCTTCATCTAAAGAAAAAGCCGCTAAAAAAGTTTTGAAAAAGATTGATGATAAAAAAAGATATGATGAGTCTAGTCAAATAAAAACTCTTGTTGTTATGCAAGTGTTAGGGAACACTAAAACATTTTTTGAGAGCCAACAACAGTTAAATGACAGGGCAGAATTTTTTACAGACTTCACTTTGCCAGATGCCGTTATTTCTGATAATGATTTAGCTGGATATTTTTTATTTATTGGTAGTGATGGAATAATGAATGAAATAGTAGAAAGTCAATATAAGTAATGGCAAAAAAATTTAAAAACTACGAGGCACATGAGCCAGTACATCATAAAACAAGTATTGGCCGTAATCCTAGTAAACAAAAAATGAATAAATCTAAAAGGCGTAGCTTTAAAAAATACAACGGACAAGGGCGTGGCTAAACAACAAACAGAAATAGATATTGGCGGTATCAAATTTAAGGGCGGTAGGGTTTTCTTCATAATTACAATACTAACAAGTTTTGTTGGTGTATTATGGGGTGGGTTTGAGGCATACCAGAGATATTTAGATATGGAGGCAAAGATCAACTCTTTTGTTAGCCCTGATTTATCTGGGTTTGATAAAAAATTAGAGGTTGTAAATACTGAGGTTGATATGTTGCAGTCAGAGATAGCAATAATATTAGAAGAGGTGTCGTTAGTAGCTGATGTTGCAAAAGAACTTAAAAACGATCTAAAGGCAGATGTTCGTAGAATTGAGACTATTGTTGAAGATGTAGAGACTAGAGTAAAAGAAGATGGAAGAGAAAATGCAAAAGATTTAAAAGCCGCTATTGATGACATTGAGCAACAAATGAAAGATTTAGAAGAAAAAACTAATATGCAAATCAAAAAAGCACTAGAAAACCCACTTAGTCAAATGCGATGAAATGGATATTAATTACTTATATTTGTAGTATTGCAACTGGAGAATGTCCGTCAAACTCTATAACAGGGTTTCAGTTCAACAATCATTATGATTGCGTGGTTGCTGGATATAAATACTCTCACAATAAATTTACAAAATTAGAAGAGTTAGAAGAATTAGAAAGAGAATATATAGAAGAAAAAAAGCTAGTAATTAAATTTGAATGCAAAGGATTGAAACCAACTAGCACATAAGGTATAAATCAGCATGACTAAAATAGCACCGAAAACAACAAAAGAGCATATTGTAAACATTTACAATAAGATTGAGTTATTAGAATCGAATCATATCCACCACCTACAGAAATCGGTACAAAGACTAAATTATGTATTGTGGACTGTTGGTTTTATGGTGGCTACTCAATTTATTGCTTGGGTGCTTAGAATGGTGGGATAATGGACTTAGAAACTTTAAGAGAAGATGTAATCAGAGAAGAGGGTGGATTAATTTTAAAACCCTATCAAGATCATTTAGGCTATTGGACTATTGGTGCTGGCCATTTGATAAGAGATGAAGAAAAAGAAGAGTTGATGCAACCTATTACTCAGGAAAGAGCAATAGAGTTATTTATGAAAGATTTTAATGTTGCATTGAAAGATATGGAAACTTTTACAGAGGGAATGGATATTGATAATAATGCCAAAGAATGTGTTGCTCACATGGTTTTTCAACTTGGATTACCTCGTTTACAAAAGTTTGTTAAATTTAAAGAATGTCTTAAAAATAAAGATTATGCTGGTGCTATGGTCGAAATGAAAGACTCTAGATGGTATAATCAAACAACCAACAGGGCTAATCGTATTATTGCTAAAATGCAAAAAAGTATTACTGTTGATGTTTAAATAGGAGTAATCATGGTTTTAGGTAAATTATTAGGTGGTGGCACTATTAAGGCTGTAGCTGGTGTAATTGATGACTTACACACTAGCGATGAAGAAAAATTACAATTAAAAAATAGATTTGCTGAAATAGAGGCAAAACTTAAAGAAAAACAAATGTCTATTAATTTGGCTGATGCTAAGAGTCAAGCTGGTGGTATCAGTGGTTTTTTACAAAGAGCATGGAGACCGCTTATTGGTATGTCTTGTGCTTTAGCAATATTTTGGGAATATGTATTATCAAAATTTATCTTATTTATTTGTGGACTGTTTCAGTATGAAGTGCAAAATATTCCGCAAATGGATATGGGGACTCTTATGCCCCTAGTTATGGCTTTACTTGGAATGTCGGGTATCCGTAGTTTCGAGAAGCTGAAAAAAATAAACACCGATAAGGGAAAGGAGTAATTTATGGTCAAAAAGAAAATTGAACAACAAGTTACTAAATGGTGGCACGCATTCACAGAATTAAAATCTTGGGTGCAGATCGTAATAGCTGTTGCAGTGGTTGTAGCGGCTCACAACTACATTCTTCATTAGATCATGGCTAAGAAGAAAAAGAAAACAGTAGGTCTGACCACAAAACAGAAAAAGTTGCCTAAAGCGTTGCAGATGGCAATTTTGAAAAAACAAAAAAAGGGGAAATAATATGCCTTATCATACTGGCAAAGGTTCTCATTCAAAAGGCATGAAAAAAGGCAAAAAGTCTAAAATGTCTAAAATGGGAAAACGAAAGAAGAAGAAGAGATAAATGGTCAAGGTAGCGTCTATAAAAAATATTATTAAAGACCTAACACCTAGACAAAAAAAGACTATGCGATCTCATGCTAGACATCACAGTCTAAAACACATGAGGTCAATGGCTAGACTGATGGGTGGTAGGAGAAAATTAACATTCTCCCAAGCCCATCGAGTCGCCATGAGGACTACTGGTAAATGAGTGGTATCACAACATCAGCATTGATTTCTGAGTTAATTAACAAAAGACCCATAAATCGTAAAAGAAAGACCAAGCAAACTCTTAAAGCACCTCAAAATCGCAATTTAAGAGCCGTACAGAGACTTTTGAGGGTTAGAGGTACTTAGTACCCCCAAACCTCTTTTCTGGCCTCTAAGACGGCTGTATCACGCCAAATCCAATCATCAGGATTAGGAATAATGCTATTTTTGACATCTTCCTTAGAATTTACTGATTCAAGATACTTACCCATAACAGATATAATATGCTCACAAACTTTCATAGGACTATCATAATCTGTTAGGCTAATACTCTCAAACTTAGCACCACTTTTATTAGCTATCAGATACCAAAGTTTCTGATTTGCATTTGTGCCTCTTTGATAGATAGATTGTTGCATAGCATGAGACATAGATAAGCCAGTAGGTTTACGCTTGGTCGTTTTAAGATCAATGTAAAAATCCTCTTTTGTTTGCTTATCCTCGAAATGAAAGTCAGTATATCCAATTAGAGGTACACCATGAATATCGAGTTCAACTTTCTTTTGATAGCCTAAAAGATTCCATTTAAAACCAAACTCATTAAATGCTTTGACTCCCTCTTCAAATAAAGGAATTAAATTATATTCTTCCTCATCTGTTTTTGGGTCATCAAATAATTTACAGTTTGCGTGGAACTCATCAAACATCTTATCTATTGCCTCTTGTTTATCTATTCCGTTCAGCCACATATTAAGACCAGACTCAACAGCTTTACCTCGTTCTGCCGCCGCTGATGATGGGAACTCGTAACCAAAGATACGCCTCAACGCCCAACGATCTCTTTGGAATGCAAATTCATTTATATGGCTAAAGGACAAGGGCAATAAAGTTTTATCGCCCTCATCAAATTTTTTAAAATGCTCTATCATAAATTATCCATGTGTTTTTGAGTTTCATTTATGTTGTTGTCTAAATCAACAATAATATCTTTTGCTTTTTCATAAATGTTACTTTCCCTACCAAATCGTCTTATGTAAATTGATAAGGAATTTTTTGCTAGTTGCATGATTTGGACATCTTCTAAGTTCTTATCTAAAGACTGCATCTTGTCCATATCAATGCTGTTTTCCATGTCGTCAAGTTCTTTGGCTGACAAACCAAGTAATAATCTATCTGACATGGCTACTGCAACAAACTATATTCAGCAAATGTCTTACCTTTACGAGTGACATTTTTTGTTATGATTGCGTGACCCTCTTCTCTTAGATTAAATATTCTTGCACTTAATCTAAAACAGCCAAATTTCTTTAAAGCTACAAGTGGGGTTAGTGTTTTACCTGATTTAAGATAATCAAGTATTCTTTGGTTTTGTGTTAGTTCTGGCATAATGACTCCTTTCTATAAGTTATTTTTTGCCAATTCCCTTTCGTTTACGACCTTAGTTCTGAGGTCATCACGAAAAGCCTTAAAGGTTTCGTATCTAATTTTAGAACGATTCCTTTGTTTAAGCGTTGGTTTATATCTATCAAACCACTGCTTATACTTATCATCAGAATAAATGAGTCCATTTAATTCTGTTGAATTCTTATAACTACTTTTTTTACTATGTTCCAGCGTTAATTCAGCAATAATCATTTTCTCTTCTTTTTTCATTAATTCTACCGCTGTATCTTCGTCAGAATATTTTAAACCTACCTCTTCTTGGGTAGTTGAAAGTTCATTTGGGTTGAAATCTAAAGAATAAATATCAGTCGCCATTTTGTTCAAACTCCTTATCGTCTATTTTTTGTTGTAATTCTTTTTTAAATTCTTCATTAACTTGTCTATTGCTGTGAGCCAAAGTATGACATGGACGACACACAGGAAATAAATTGTTTGGTACATTGTATAAATTTTTTTTACTGCCACCAAAGCCTTTTGATTTAAGATGATGAATCTCAACCGCTGGTCTTTGGTAGCAACCCCAACACTGGGGGGTATCAACAATAGATAACCCCCAATAATCAAAAAATATCTTTCTGTAATTTTTAGATATCTTTGAGGTTTTCATTAAATGCTTTCACTGCATTTTTTGTAAGAGCCGCAATATCATGTACTTGAAAATGCCCACTACCCATTGATCGACCAACAACACCAGTCACAAAGATATCCATTCTCTGTCTTGTTTGAGCATCATTTGCTTTTGGTGCTGACGGCGTGTAATGATAATTAGGATTTGATTCAGTCACAACAGAGATTCCAGTTGGCAAATCATCATCAAGTGTATGATTGTCAGCGATTCTAACATCTTTGACATTAGTATATGGATTGCCTTTACTAGATGTTTTTACATTCATTACAGTAAAATCAATCGCATCGCCTGACTTTGGCATCGGGTTCAATACTTGTCCCCGACAATATAATCTACTGCCATCAACTAATTGTATTGCGTAGTTTGGTTTTCCATCTTCGGTATTATCAAAGACTTTATCTACTATATTCGACATTGTAGTTTCTCCTTATTATTATTTGTTAATTACGTTATAGCCTCTACCCTCTAAACAAACATTAATTAAATCTTGTCTAGTGTCTAATTTGGGCGATAGCCATAACACTCTCCAACGCAAACCATTATACACTACTTTTGTTTTATCAACAAAAGCATTGGTATTATCTTCAACCAAAGATTTACAAGTATAATAATCATCGTGGTATCGTTCCGCCGTCCCCTCAATATTGGCGGAACTTTTGCCCCTACTATCTACTATTGGCGTGGTGCTACACCCAGCAAGGAACACAGCACCACATATTAGTAAAAGCAAAACTATTAATACCCTAAAAAAAGACTTATAGTTAGTTTTCTTTTTGGGTAAAACTCTTGTTACCCGATAGAGTGGAGTCTTATCCTTATCCATCGAGTAACCGATTACCTCCCTATGTTCTATGCCATAGGGAAATAATACTTTTGATTTTTTAGCTTTTTTCATTGGACTCTCTCATAATTAATTTAGCACCAATTTCACAAAGACCATCATAATATCTTTCGCTTAAATGATCTCCCGAATACCAGTGACCAAACTCATGGATTATCAACTCTAATATTCTCTGTTTGTTGTTGGCAAGATCAAACCATTTCTTACCTAACATCTTATAAGAGAATTGTAAGTTGCCTCTTCCGTAAGTTGCTAAAGCACCATTACCATTGTGAATACTTACAGAACAAGAAGAGTTGAATAAATATAAATGCAATTCTTTTGCATAATCTATTACCTCTTTCATTCCATCAGTGTACTCACTAATTTCAGTAGCACCTCCAGTCAAAGTCGGACTTGCATATTTACCAACTGAACCAGATG